AATTAGCTCTAGACTCTTCAGAGAATTCAGGTTCAGGAGTTTCTTCAGAATTAGCTCCAGCTGATATAGTAGCAACTAATATCTTAGTCTCATTATCTCTAATGTTCATTTGCTCTTTAAGTTGCATCTCAGCTTCTTTCTATTGAGCCTCCATTTGCATCTATTGCTATTGAGCTTCTAATGCTTGTTGTTGAGCCTGCTGCTGTCTTTCAAGAAGCTCCCTTTCATTCTTCTCAACCATCCTTTGTTTTTCAGCGAGAGATGAACTATTATAGAGTTTCATAATAGTAGAGAAGTTCAAAGTCTGATTCTATAAAGCAGCTTGAGCAAGCATATCCATCTTCTGTTGAAGTTCTTGAATAGCATTACTATTATCAACAACTAAGCCATAATCTGCTTCAGCGAATTCATCCCCATCTATATCCATAATCCTCATAGAATTATCAGATAAGATATATTGGAACTTCTTGTTATTGCCTCTTAAAGCTATCTTAGCAGTCTCTAAGAAACACTCTAATGCCCTTCTCTTAACATCTTCATGATGAATGAATAGCCACTCTGTAATATGTGAAGACTGTAAAGTAGCTCTTTCTACACCACCAACAGTTTCTCTATTACTAATCTAACCCTCTCTTTGTTTAGAGATACCTGCTACATCAGACATCTCTGACTTAATGAATTCTAGTAAATTAACATCTTGCTGAATTATATTTCCTAGTTCAGCATCTATTACTCCCCTAGACGCATTATTAAGAGCGCCTGCTATCTTACCAGTAGCAGCTCCAACGTTACCTTCTTTAAAGCTATCAATTACTGCTAGGTTATTAGTTTTAGCATAGTACATCCACTTCTGAATATCCCAACCAGCAGGTACTTTAGATAAGTCTAGCTCTAAGATTTTACCCCAGTTTTTAGCTAGTAACTTATTAAGTCTATCATGAACAGTGTCATATAAATAACTATATGGCTTCATCATGTCTACTAGTGAGAATGGCTTACTATCATTTAGATTATAGATAGAGCCTACTATACCAAAATGACATCTAGAAGGGTTAGCTAGTCTGTTATACTGAACTACTCTAGGTCTCATATTAACATAAATGCTATTACCTATCTTAGTCCCTTCCCAAGCTTCATTAATCCATAGAATCTCTTCTTCTTCTCCTAAGTCCTTATTGATTACATAAGTCTCTGGGTATAGAGTAAATATCTCATCCCCTGTTTCCTAGTCATAGGATTTAACCTTTTTAATCTTTCTCCTAGACTTCCAGTACATCCTAAGAACTTTCAGATTACCAGCTAGGTCATAAGGAAGAAGAGAACTACTAGTAGAATCTGAGAATAAGCCGTTAGCATCAAAATAAAACCCTTCTCCTGAAGGTACTCCATTATCTAAAGTAACTGGGTCTATAAAACCATATCTCTCGTCTATATTATCCATTGAGTCTTTAGCAGGACTATCTAAGCTATTAGGAGCTTTCTCTATATACTCCCTATCCTTAGCTGTTAGTACATCATAGTAAGTATCTATGATTTTACCAGGACTCCAGTAGTCCTCTATTATAACTAAATCAGCATCTTCTATCCTATTGCTAAAGCCTGATTTAAATATTCTAATGTTAAGAGGATTAACCCTCTCAATAACTGGTTCACCACCAACTATATCACATTGATAAATCTCTTCACCAATAGCCATAGCATCCATGAAACCCTAGTTAAAAATATAAGGAATATTTAGTTCTTTAACATAATGATTAAGTAGAGCATTAGCCCTAACTTCCCTCATATCCTACCACTCATATAAGAAGTAGTCATTCATTCTATCTAGTTCAGCTTCAAACTCATCTTCACTCTAAGTTGTATCTTGAATGAGCTATTGCATCCTAGCTAGAATTTCTTTCTTCTTAGCTTCCTCTATCTCTGATATAGCATTAGGATTAGTTACCACTACTCTATAGTCAAATACTCTCTTTGATTCCTCACCTCTGAGTACATTTAATTTAGAGTTCATAATAGGATAGTGCTAAATCTATTCAGGTATAAAATCAGCCTCTAAGTTCTCTGGGTTAAGAACTAATTGTAAGTCCTCCATGTGTAACTTACCGTTAAGTAAGTCATAGTTTATTTTCTTATGAAGAACAGATTTTCTTACTAAACTATGATTGAAGAATGTCTTACCCTAGGCCCAATCTAAGTGCCTTTTTCTCCAGACTTTATTCTTCTTACTAAAAGGAAGCTACTGGGGAGGTAAATTTGTAATATCGTTTCCCATAACTTCAATATAATTTTACTGGGCAAAGTTAGATAAATTATTTCACCTATGCAAGTGAATAAATAATTTACTAATTACCTTAGACTCTTTTTGCTAAATTTACTGTGTCTATCATCATAATTCTTCTTAAAGAATGGGTCATTACCTAGGTAAGAGTTATTATTTCTTTCACTCTTTTCTCTACTTACTTCACCATTATATAGTATTAGCTTATCTTCTCTAAGCAGCATTAACATACCCATAGCCGATATTCTATCAAAGTTGCCCATAGGGTTATAGCCAATTAACTCTTTAATAAGAGCCCTATTCCTTATTGAATATAGATTATAGACCTAAGTCTCAGTAGGCTCACCATCAACTTCAGTAGTAATTGTAACTGGCTTTAATAGCCAAGACCTAAGTAAGTTTTTAGCAAAAGCATTAACAGGAGCAGTAGCAGTAGTACCCTTAGCTGTATTACCATAGCCAGGTCTAGCTAGTTGCTTATCCCTAAGAAACTCCAATACATCTGTTAAATAGTGCAGGCAGTTCATCTTTGAAAAATGGCTAAATAAGCCCTTTTTATTCTGCTCATAGTTTAGCTAGCCATTATAAAATACACACAGCCTTCTACATATTTCAAAGTAATCCTCTGCATACATAGGCCTACCTGTGTATTCTGCTACTATTTTATCAGTCCATAAGTCTAATACAAATATAGAACCTAGAGACATAGTATTAGCTTCATCATTATCATAGGGGTCAGCACCCAAGATATACCTAGAACTAAATGGCTTATTAGTCTTTTTATCTATCTCAGGCATCTAGAATATCTCTATAGAGCCCTCTATCTTATTATCTTTATGAGGGAAGTCCCTTATAGGATTCTTAGAAGTAGGGTTAAACTCTACTGTACCCCCTTTAGTTATTATAAGTTCACCAGTGTATACATCATCAAATTCAGCGGGATTACTATCTATCTAAGCTAACCTCTCTGACAAATCAGTAACTGGGAACATATTAACCCCAGTCTTAACGATAGCTTCTGCTGGAGTTATAGGAACCTCTGCTATAGTTTTAATGATAGTGTTAGAGTCTGTAGAGTTATACTTTACTCTATATCTATTCATGAGTATCTCTAGTAAAGCTTTAATTACATCAGATACACCATCCTAATTATAGCAGCCTTTCCTATTAACATAACCAGGAAAGAAAAATACAAACTCTTTCTAGCCCTAGTTATTCTTATCAAAGACATTAGGTAAGGGGTACATATTATAACCCCTAGGATTATACATGATTTCCTGAGCACCAGCAAAGTCTGACTCATTATCACCAGCAGTACCCTGTAGATACATTAGACCAAATACATAATCACCTTCCTATACTGAGGGAAGCATAACATTGTATAGGTCAATTAACCTAGGGAAAGTACCAAATTCCTCTACACCAATAAAAGCAGCCCTCTTACCTCTAAGTTTAGATTCATCATCCTTTGATGATACCCCTAGAACCTAATTTAAAGTGCCCTTCTCAATGTCTAAATCAGCGTCTTTATAACCCATAGTCCAGGTCATATCCTATATAGCACTCTTTAATCTTTTCCTAGGAAACTAAGTATATTGAGCACAGAAGTTTGCCATAGACACAAACTTATTAAGAACACCGTCCTTGATTAGATATTCTTTCTGATAGGCAGTTGCTAATGAGGTTATACTATTGCTGGCTATTTTATTCTCACCTAATATAAAATTATGAGTTAGTACAGAGGCCATACTATATGACTTTGATTTACCCCTAGCAGCTAACTCAGCACCATGATTACCACCTAAGAATTTATTATATAGACCACCATTTCTAGCCTAATCCATATAATGGAATCTCCAATATATTCCTTCCCAAAACTCAGGGAAGTCTATAACCCTATCAGCCTATTTAGTACCTTTCCTAATCTTAGATTGAATAATAGGACAATAGTTTAAATAGAAATAAAGTAAACCTGGAACCCATTCACCATCTGAAGGTCTAACATAGCCATCCCAACACCTCCTTACTTCTTCTCTAATCCACTTACCAAATTCACTATTAGGATTAGCATTAGGTCTTAGATTAGTGAAACTACCATACTTCTTATAATGAAGAGCGGTAGGTCTAAAGTAATCCATATCCTATAATATGTGAGGATTTGCTAGGTCTACTATAATCCTACCTTTATCATCCTTAGGCCTATCCTTAGCATATTGTCTATCAGGAGAAATTAATCTCCTGATAAACTCAACATTATTTATTGTATCAAACAACTAATCCTAAACTTCTTGAGGAATATCCTTTAGAAGTTCATCAGTTATTGGTGTTTGATATTGGTTCATTATCACCATAACTACCTCCTAATATAAGGTTAAAGTCACTAGTTCTTATACTCCTAAATAGCCTAATAACTAAGTCTTCTTCTATAGACTTAACTACTTTAGCTTCCTCCTCAGGAGATGTAACTCTATCTACTCTAGACACAGTTATATAAGGAGCTTTATATTTAGTTGATTTATCTACATACCATATAGTATATATAAATCTTTTAAATGCATTCATTCTAGTGTTCTCTACAACCTTTTGTAGTACAAATACTGCGTAGGGGTTAGACTCCCTAGTATATAATTCTAGTGCTTCTACAACTGCTCTTATATCCATAATTAAATCTCAAATCCGTCTTCAAATATTGTTTTTTCTCCCTGTCCTCTCATTTTACCTTGATTCCTAATCTCAGCATTAATAGCTCTTTCAGCCTCATCTAGGTTCTTAACTAGTTCAGGTATTTGCTTAATGAGAGCTCCTATTTCTTTTAGTTCTTTAACCTCTAAGCTGTCAAACTCCTAAGCTCTTAGTCTCTTCCTATATTTATCTACCATCCACCTAGTATCTTCTAGTAGTAATGCTGATGCTGGTTTAAAGGAAGCATAGAACTCCATAGCTTCTTTTACTAGCTTATCTGGTTTCCAATCTGCTGGCAATCCCTCTGCCTCTCTGATAGCTTCTGCTCTACTAGTAGCATCAGTTAAATACTGATAGTCACTCCTAGGGTCTTCCATAAAATAAATAAATCCTAGTTCCATTATAGCTCTATCTTTACTCTGAGATTTATCCCTATTCCATATAGACCTAAAAGGCTTTAATGCAAAAGCTTCCTCAGATATAATTACCTTATAAGATTCATATTTAAATAGTTTAATCATATTCCTATAAAATAAAAGGCTGAGAAGTTATCCCAGCCTATATAAGTTATATAATAATGTCTGTATTAGGAGTAATTATCTAAGAAGGCACTGGGTCTGGTACTTCCTCATATTCCTCAATTACATACCTAATATCTTGGTCATGCAGTAACAAGCATTGCTTACCATCAATTTCAACTACATTGAAATTATAACCTACTACTGGATTATCTGTAGCTAGGTCTTTTAAGCTATTTTTATCATGCTTGTATTGAGCATACCTAATAGGGTTAATACAGACTACATCACCAGGGTTAATGTCCCTAACTGAGTTACCAACAGCTATTACTGTTTGGTATTCTTTTAAAGCTCCTTTCTGTTTCCTAGTATCAATAATACCAGCGGCGGTAGTAGTATCATCTTCATAAGTATTCATTGTAGTTACGATGTTAGTAAACATCGGTCTAAGTTTTCTTATTACAATCATTGTTTCTAATCTATTGTAAATAACTAAATCTTCTCTTTACACCTTGTACTCTATCATAACTAGAGTAAAGCTTACCTAAACTAGGTATATTAAAACTAGCTCTTAATTTAGAGAAATCCTCTTCAGTTAAATCTTCTTTAAGAGGAAGAGTCTAAATAGCTTGTCTAATAACTAGCCAATAGGCTTTATATACACTCTCCACTAATTCAGATGGAATGTTTAGTTCATGAGATGCTTTCTCAATGGCTATATCTAAGGAAGTTTTCATTTAAATTCAAATAGTAATAATAATTGAAAATTGCCATCTTCCTCAACTATCTCAGGAACAAACTTAGGGTTTATTCTACCATCAGTTATTATCTTATTCTTCTTTAGTTTACCCATTATAACTTGAAAATGAGGTATAGATAATTGACATTCCTCCCTTACTTTCTTCCTAGTATCATCACTCATTACAACCTTATCAAGTATACTTTCATCAGTAATAACCTTACTAAGATTATATCTTTGTTTTACTAGTGCAGTTGCTACATCAATTTCTCTCTCAGTTAAATGGTGAAAAGGCCTTAGAAAGTCAAACCAATATCTAAAGAATTCATCTAAAGTAGTGGGGATTCTAATTGCGCTATTAACCTTCCCCTTCATAGTTGTTATTCTCCCTCTCCTTCTTCATTCAGAGTTAAGTGCCCTTCAATTTCTTTAGCACACTTAGTTACAAACTCTGAGTTAGTAAAGGCATCTTTTGTTTCTAGTACTTTAAAAAGATAATCAAGCCTCTTAAAAAGATTACCTAAATTAACTTGTTGAAGTTGTGCAATTAGTTGAGTGTTCATGCTCTTAATACCAGCTAACTCTCTTTCTAGTTGCTCATAACTTGGTTTCTCTGTTGTTGCAGTACTCTTCTCTTCCATTGTCAAAATTTTTTATCTAAAAGTTCAAAACCATATCTTTGTTTATACATCTATTTCCATGTATAGATGTCAGTGGTTTCTATGTTAGTTGAACCACAATCAGCACAGTATTCTAAGTCAGATAGCTTGGACTCATTC